GTGTAAATTTCTTTTGGCAAATCTCTTGACTTTGCCCGCTCGATGATGCTATAGTAACACTTAGTATATTTGTTTTGTAAATACATAGCTGATAGTTCCTTTTAAACTGTTAGAGCAGATGGTAGTTGACGCTACGCGATCTGCACTTTTATTTATTCCGGAGAAGAAAATTCGCATTTTAACACTAGATAACGTTGCTTATGACCTTGCGTCATTACCTGAGGAAGTGGATGATCTTAGATTTGCCATACTAGACAATTCAGATCCTGCCAACCCCGACTATCACTACATACCTTTGATATTTCTAGAAAGCTTTAACTCGCCTGCCCTGGTATTGAGAATCGGTCGTGACACAATTCGAGTGCCCATGGACTGGCAAATTTTAATAGGTGAACCAGATCTTGGTGATCTTGAAGTGTTGCCCTTGACATCAATCAATGATCGAGGGTTCAAGGCATTTGCATTCAACCCACTCAGCAGTTTTAGGCCTGAGTTTCCAGAACTGGAGATTGTGGATGTGTATCACGAAGTCACCTGGTACACTCCCAAACTGCGCAACGGTCAGATGTTGGCAGTGCCCTTGAATGATTTGCCCAAACCTGACTGTGTTTATTTTGTAAAAGACATAAGTAGAAATTGCGAAGTAGTCAATTACAGTCTAGCTTGGTAATCACATGAAAACACAATACAAACACGAAGCCCGGGCAGTGCCTTCTATCCCACAACAGTCTGCCCAGCAGCCGCAACAGGATGCAGACCGCATTGCAGATCTCGAAAACAAACTCAACAAGATCTCTCGTAGTGTGCGAAAATTAGAATCCACTGTGGACGCACTGGCCAGCGCCATCAATCGAATCAACTTGAACAAATAAACACAATGCTGGAATTAATTTACACACTGGTGGTCACACACATTACTATTGTTTGTGTGACAGTGTACCTACACCGAGGCCAGGCCCATAGAGGTTTAGAATTTCATCCTGTGTTAAGTCACCTGATGCGATTCTGGCTGTGGATCACCACAGGCATGACCACCAAGCAATGGGTAGCCATACATCGCAAACATCACAGATTCAGCGATCAAGAGGGCGACCCACATACTCCGCACGTGTATGGCATATGGCGTGTACTATTTAAAGGAGCATTTTTATATCATGACTCAAGCAAAGATAAAGACATGGTTAATACATACGGTGTTGGTACTCCTGCTGATTGGCTGGAGCACAACCTATACTCTGCTCACTCCAGACTTGGCATTGGCATTCTCTTTTTGTTCAACTGCTGGCTCTTTGGGTGGGTGGGCGCCCTGATCTGGGGTATACAAATGATATGGATACCGTTCTGGGCTGCTGGTGTGGTCAACGGTGTTGGCCACTGGTGGGGATACCGCAACGGTGAAACCAAAGATCACAGTCGCAACATCACACCCTGGGGAATCATAATTGGCGGCGAAGAACTACACAACAATCATCACTTGGATCCTGCCAACCCCAAACTGAGTCGACGTTGGTTTGAATTTGACATGGGCTGGATGTGGATCAAAATTTTTAGTGCAGCTGGATTGATCACTATCAAGGAACACAAATGAGCGACAAGCTGAACATCAACAACGAGATGCGACAGTTGGATCTCAAGAATCGAGATTTCTACGACAGCCTGGACTCAGAAGAACGCAAAAAGTTTTCCAACTATCTCATGATTCGTTGGAGTTCGTCACCACGTGCTTCTCAAGAGATTGAAAGCTATTATGTGCAAAGTTGCAACCACTATCTCAACAAGCAGTTTTTTGCCATCAATCGGCATCCCAAGCTGCAGTGGTTGTGTGCCACTGCAGTCAGTCCCGGTATTGGCACCTATAAACACGACTACTTGAAGTTTGCCAAGAAAAAGCAAGACAGCAACAGCAAGATCAAAAAAGCACTGATGCAGATGTATCCCATGATGAAACTTGATGATATTGATGCATTGTCCACAATCACAACTGAACAAGAACTTCGTCAGTATGAAAAAGCAATTGGAAATTCCAACTGACACTGATGAGCACCGTTGTAATTTTTGCAAACGAGTGTTTCAACGTGAGCAGAGTCTTGTGGCTCACATGTGCGAGCCCAAGCGTAGATATCAGCAGCGCAGTGATGTTGGCGTCAACATAGGACTGCAGTCCTACATCAAGTTCTATCAGATCACACAAGGCGCAGGCAAAACACGAACCTGGGAACAGTTTGAAACCAGCAGTTTTTATCGAGCATTTGTCAAGTTTGGGCAGTATTGCCAAGGCATCCGAGCCATCAGTGTGCCAAGATTCACCGAGTGGCTGATCAAAAACAACAAAAAAATTGACAACTGGTGCAGTGATCGTGTGTATACCGAGTACCTGCTAGAGTATCTGCAGATCGAAGCAGTGGATGATGCCCTGGCACGTGCAGTGGAGTTTGGTATAGACTGGGCCGAAAAGAACATGGCGCAGCCCAATGACTGTTTGAGATATGGCAATGTTAACGCCATGTGTTACGCTGTCACTACAGGACGAGTCAGTCCCTGGGTAATCTACAATTCAGAATCAGGCCAACAATTCTTGAGCAGTCTTGACGCAGGGCAAGTGGCCATGATCTGGCCCTATATTGATTCGGACTTGTGGCAACAACAGTTTCAAACTAGGCCACAGGATCAGGCCTATGCACAACAAATATTAACCCGAGCAGGATGGTAACATGAGCGCAGACATTGACTTGGACTTTGCTGATCGAACACAAATATTAAGTTTGATACAGCACACGCCAGCACGACAAATACACCAAGGACAGGTGCGCCGCCACAATTCAGGCGTGTATGTAACAGACATTCCGTATGATCCTGTGAACCAGTGTGCAGCCATAGACTATGAAACTGCAGAAGCCCGCGGCTATTTCAAGATTGACTTCTTGAACATGAGTGTATATCAGTTAATTCAAAGTCCCGAACACTATGAGCAAATGTTGAGTCAAGAACCTGATTGGACCCGACTATGGACTGACACAGCCTGGGCCAGCCAGCTGGTGCACGTGGGCAGCTATACTGATTTGCTGAAAAACATGCGTCCGGACAGTGTGACAAGAATGGCAGCGTTTATTTCAATTATTCGTCCGGGCAAAGCACACTTGCAAAATCAATCCTGGGATCGAGTGTTTGATTCAGTTTGGGACGGAGACGCCAGTCAAGGCTACACGTTTAAGCATAGTCACGCAATTTCTTACGCTGTATTGGTGCGATTGCACATGAATTTGTTGAGTTAACTGACTCGGCGCACCAGGGTTATTGACCTGCGTTTGGTTTTTCTCTTGGCAATCACTGCAAGACTGCATACTGGGCCGTGTATTATGTCAAGATCCTTGTTGCTGAAGGTACGAAGGTAAGGCCTAAACTCCTCCCATTCGTGCTTGAGAAAGATGTTTATGGGTATGCTACGGTTGCTTTCCCACCACCAAACTGACCCCAGTTCCAGGAATCGGTGCTTGAGTTCAGTGGGTTGAATACTGCCAAAGTCATAGATTGTGGTCACAGCGTCATCTCTGTTTTGTACGATTCCCACGTATTCCACGGTGGCGTAGATGCACAGCGTGATAAACGGGTATTTCTCACTTAAGAGATGTAACATATTATTATCCATAAATATCTAGGGAGACTCCTGTGTATTCTACAACCGCATATTTATATCAGCAAATTCAACCAGTATTATTGGTAGACATTACCGGAGCTTTCTTTGACCGGAGGTGGGATCCTGTGTATTCAAAAAACTTAACATTAAATCTTGGCGTTGACAACGTGATACTTTTTCAGTTTCAAAATCAAGATCAAAAACCTGTAAACATCACAGGTGCAACATTTACCTTTCGCATTATTAGCGAGAACGGTGAAAACCTCTTGATTGCCAAAGAATTGGTACCATTGAATTTAGCTCTGGGAAGAGCCAAGGTCACAATTACTTCGGCCGAAACACTGTTGTTTCAGGCACAACCTGCCAGTTACAGCATTGAGATATCTTCTGGTGTGTTGGACCAAGCTGTGTTTGTTGACGCCAGTGCAGGAGCACGTGGCACTATCAATATTGTGGACAGTGTGTTTCCGGCCTTTGTGGCCAGTTCGGTGTTGACCATACCGGATCAAGCTGCCAATGCCAACGTGTATTACTCCAGCACACTCACTACCGACGGTACAAGTTTGACAACCTTTCAATTGGACACTCAAAACTTTACTGGCAACGTTTCAGTACAAGGTGCCACCTCCTCTGCAGATACCAATGCAGAATGGTACAACATCTTGTTCCAAGACCTAAAAACTGGCAACACTGTATCAAGTTTGAATTTCAACAACAGTGGAGAACGACTGGGTATCAATGTACAAGGATTCCATCCTTATCTGCGACTGGAGCTTGGAATCACAAACGGCAACGTTGACCAGATTGTGTATCGCTGAGTCGTTGCAAAACACCTGCAATCCTGTTATACTGTATAACAGATGATTGACATTACCAATTACTTGCCCGGCAAAAAGAAACAGACCCCCTCAGGGTGGATCAGTTTCAATGCGCCGTGCTGCACACACAATGGACAGAGTGCTGATCACCGACTGAGGGGTGGCCTCAAAGCCGCTGCTCAAGGCTGGAGTTATCACTGTTTCAACTGTGGCTACACTGCCAGATTTATCCTTGGCCGCTCGGTGAGCTTCAAGGCCCGTAGGCTCTTGA